CGTCCCTCCCTTACTTCACCACCGTAGAAGTTTACTATCTCTCCTATGGGGATTGTACTTGCATCAACGGAGCCTTTGCGTTTGCCTTTACGAACCACCCTGGACCAGTCTTGTGTTGACATCCGCAATCTCCTTTACATTCTTCGTGCTGTGCTTTAGCTAGAGCATACTTTGCTTTCGTATTGTATTCACCAGCGACAGCGCATAGGTTACAAATCATTTCTTCTCTTCTTCTTTCGGTTCTTCCTTTGGCTTCAGGATTTCCGTTGATGTTATCTGTCCTTCAGGTGTTGGCATCTGCTCTGTCCATTTCTCTAGTGTTGTTATCACCCAAGCATCTTCGATGCTGGCGTTTCTTCTCTTAACTACTACGAAGGCCGGTGGTGAAAAGGGTAAGCCACGAGCCTTCGCATAGTTGTCAGCCTCAGTCAGAGCTTCAGCCCAGAACTGCGGAAGATTAATTGACTTTCTATTCTTACATTCCAAAATGTAGGTCTGACCTGCGATTATGGTAACGATGTCACCCTCATCATTGGCCCCGGCCTTGGCTAATCTTTCAGCAAAATGTCCTAGTTTGCGTAGATATTTCATCACATCTGTCTCAAACTTTGAACCCTTAGCCTTGTTGTAGCTAGACATCTCGCACTCCGAGTACTACCTGCGACCAGCCAGCAACATATTGTTTATTTACTATACGGTATCCGCCTTGTGTAATCAGGTTGTCGTAGCCTTCTTTATCCCAAGCCCATAGATGAAACTCATAATGGTTTATATCGTTCTCATTGTAAGGACTGCTGGCAACAATAAACTTAGATGGTAACTCTCTCACCACTTTGTGTGGGTCAATCATATGCTCAAGAGTTTCAGTCAAGATAGCAACGTCACCGTACTCAATGTCATCAGAGTTAAAGTCTGTGTATCTAGCATCAACGTTTCTTACCTGAACTGCGTGGTCTATGTTGGTCTGCATCAAGTCATAACCCCAGGCCTGGATACCAGTTTCTTTAAGTAGTTGAAGTAATCCACCATCACCGCAACCTAAATCAACAGCAGTCCTGGCGCCTAACTTCATACAATCTTTAACAAACTCAGCAGCAATGAGTAGTCTATCTCTATGACCGACCTGCTCTAAATGATGAGCAGCCTCTCTGCCCTCATACCACTTAGAGGTAGTAAACTCAGAGTTGTCACCTTCAAAGAGTTTCCATTCCATTAGCGGATACCTTTAACTGCCATCTCAATACCTTGCTCCAAGGTAATCTTTGGCCTGTAGAATCCAAGCATAAAGTCATTGTTAGACACCCGGTGCATACAACCAACAGGCTTATCCGGTCTGGTAACTATCTCGCCTTCGTATCCGACAGCATCCATACACATCTGCGCCAGCTCAAGGAATGATGTTGACCTGCCCCAACCTAAGTTGATTGGACCAACTGGTGCATCTTGAATGATAGTTAGTACAGCATCTACGATGTCTCTAATATGTATGAAGTCTCTTGTCTGCAGTCCACTTCCCCATACTTCAAATGGGTTAGCCTTCTCCATCGCTCGCTTGACATACATCGGAAATGGATAATTTAAGTCTTGGTCTGTGCCGTATCCGCTGAATGGTCTGAAGATATATACGTTATCAATAAATGATGATAGGTATTCTCCGATTAACTTGCTCATACCGTATGTCATATCGGGCATATTCAAATGCTCCCAGCAGGACATCTTCTCAGATAGCCTGACGTGACGACCGCTAGACTGTAACGATACTGGGTAAGCAGCAGAGCTTGAGAAGTAAACTACCTTCTTAGGCTCAGTCTTTAAGCACCACTGGAAGAACTCAGAGTCAATACTGAAGTTATCTGCTACCGCAAGTGGGCGTCCCTCGATGGATTCTCGCCCACCTACGATGGCTGCTAAGTGTATAACTAAATCAAACTGTGTAAAGTCCCGCTTGAAAAAGTCTCGGCAGTCTAAACCCTTCTTGATATCTACCTTTGTGATAATAGTGTCTTCTCTGTCTAGCGCTTCAACAAAGTATCTACCGACGAAGCCTTCGCTTCCGGTAATTAGAATCTTCTTCATTTGCTCACCGCCATAAGTACCCTGATAGCATCATTCTTCAGGTTGCTATCGCAGTATTCTTTGAATGCCTTAGCATCGTGATTGGATACATCCGATGAATTAACCTCTAGGTATTGTGCATCTGACTGGCTCTTGCCTGCCATATAGTGCATATGTTCTACGATTACATCTGCTCTGTAGTCCAGGCATCCGAGGACTTGACCAAATACTTTCCAGAAGTTATCCATAAACAAATGAATCTGCTTGGGTGGAGACATAAACCCTAGCTCTTTGATTATGTTAGTTGACATCATAACCATAGTCGGCAGGTTTGCCCCTTGGAATAGGTCATTGCCATAGGCAATACCAAACCCTCTGTTCCTGATGGCTTCGTATAGCTTTTCATCCCAGTCTTCAGTTCTAACTAGGTGGTCATCGCCCATAAAACTAATCGTCTCGTACTTATCGGCATACCTAGTAGCCAGCAGGTTCAAAGTTCCATTCATCTTCAACCTTGGGTTGACCTCTCGGATAACTCCCTCTATCTCTGGGTAGTTATGAGCATCGTCATCGTCAAGACCAATCATAAAGTCTGAGATTTTACTGTGCGCTTTGAGCGCATCAAATGCAGTCTGAGCCTTCTCAGGCCTGCCTCTTGCTGGGATTATTACTAGGTTAGTGTTCATAGATAGTGCTCCGTAACGTCTCGATACTTTTCTTCCAAATCTGAATAGCCTGGTGTCTGTATTACAAACGCTGGTTTAGGACAGTAAACTTTGTTTTGTTCGTGCTGTTCAGCCATAGCCAAGTCTACAGGTAAACGATGAAATGTAGAACGGTAGCACTTGTCTAGGTAATGTGTGTTTATCCCGTAGGCGTGAGCTGAGTGGCTCTTAACCATCTTAACTATGCCTTCCTTGAATCTCTTAAAGTTTAGATGCCAAGCACCGAGGTAAAGCATATCCCAGTCCTGCGGTATCTCTGCATAGAAATCCTTAAACTTATTATTGAAGTCTTCACAGAACTCTGCGTCATCTTCAAAGATAAAGATACGCTTTGCCCCAGCATCTATCCCTGTTTTCATCGCAATCTGATGGCTTTTCTTGCAAGCATCAGCTTTAGGTATCTTGCCTTTTTCCCACTTAATAGCAGGGACTCGTTCATACTGTATGCCCAATGACTTAGCCTGTTTATCAAAAGCCTCTAGTCTGTCGCTACGTTCATCTAGATTGATGACGTATATCTTGTCAAAGATTTCGTTCAGCATCAGTATCTAACCTCAGCATTACCGCGACGAACCATACGGCCTGTCTCATCTGCATTCTCTATCCGACAAGTTGCATAGTCGACAAACAATGCAACGTGCTGGTCAGCGTTGGCATACATAGGACCGAAGCGATTCTTCACCGGAGCAACGCGTAGCGTTCCTTCTAGTGGAGAATAGCCAAGGGTAAGTATCAGCGACGGAAGCTGACTTACCTTGCCGTGAATGGCTCGTCTTGCAGGTGGTGTGGTGGTATCTCCATACTCACCTTGTTCTGATACGTGGTGCAATACCATTACGCAGGCTTGGGTTTTCCGAGCCATATCGTGAAGCTCCATCATTATTTGACGAAGCCCAGCCCATTCGTTATCGTGTTCTGCTACAACATTCATCAGGTTATCTATGACTATAAGTTCCGGTGCTATACCGAAGACTTCTACATAGGCCTTAATCTCTAACTCAATATCATCTAGCGATGGTGATGAATCAAAGACCCATTGGATATGAGACATATCCTGTAGGTATTTATCGTAGTGACGAGGATTGCTTTGCAGATTAGTCTCAACGCTGACCTGTCCGTGACCTGACAGCGCTGAGGCTACTCTTATCATTACCGTTGCAGTATCTGTATCTGCAGAAAAGAAAAGGGTAGGAACCTTAGCTCTGATGGCATAGACCAAAGCGAACATAGACTTTCCAGCGTTTGGTGCAGCGGCAACCATACACACTTGACCCCGCCGGAACTTAATCTGTTTTCTGCTTAGGTCCTTCCATACATCGGGCAAAGGTGTTGCCTTTGTTGTTACGCTACTCCAAGCGCGTGACAACTTAAGCACTTCTACCCTCCCTTGGTAATCTTATTCTTCTTTTTGACCTTATGACTTCTCTCTGAGAGGCGCTAAGTCCACCCCAGATGCCGTGTCGTTCATAGTTAATGCCCCATTCGGCGCATTCGAGTCGGTGATTACAACGTTCACAAATACTTTTTGCTCGTTGTATATCTGGAATACTTCCACCGTGTTCTGGGAACCAGAGGTCTCCCCCGACTTCTGCACATAGCGGAGCCTCGTAGTTACGCGGCTCACGCATTGCATTACCTGACCCAGATTGTTGGGCATTTGTCCGTTGCTCCCTTTGGAGCAGCACACATATAACCCTTCCAAGGTCCTTTCGCGCTCACACCTTCTCTAAATGGCATAGGTCCGTGCTTACATACGTGACCATCTGCTGGTGAAGCTACTGCCGCACTTGGTGCGCTATTAGTACGAACGGGCGCAGCCGGAGCAGCGCCTCCGAAAGATTGGCTAACGCTTGCAATAAGGGTGGAAAAGTCCTGCGCTGCTGTTAACAACGCTTCTAGTTCCTCCTTGTTTGTAGCGTAAAGATTGATAAGAGTTCCATCGGGTGATTTGAAATTCACCTGGAACTTAGTTGATTCTGGTGCAGCCATTAGTTTCCTCCAGTATGTTTAACGGAAAGCCTTGCGCTTTCCTTGCCCTGCTTAGTCGGTACGAAGCCTAGTGCTTTCTCCACCGCTTCTTTATCGACGGTATTGTTTTGGACCGCAGTCCATTTAATCTCGAAACCAGATTTAGTTACGCCAAGTAATCCAGAAAGACCATCTCTCAATGCTTCCTTTCGTTCGGTCAGTTCCTTAATCTGGTTGTCGAGCTGTAGATATTCCATAGCAGAGGTGTCTGCATCAGGATTATCAATGATAGGTAATTCAGTTTTTGTACGTTCTTTTTTTAGACCAACGCATCCCATCTCGCCTGTTGAATCGTAGTACTTGCAATAGAACTTGCAGTAACTCTCATCGCGCTCGGGTGCTGGTGCTTCAGCAGACTCCTTGATAGCAGCAAGCCAATCTAAGGCTTCAATCGCTATCTTCTCATCGTATGGTTCAGAGTGAACTTTGATGTCTCGCTCATCACCGTCTCTTGGTATAGCTACCAAATTGACAGTCTTGGGCTTCCCCACCCCGGACTTCTCAATAAGGTAGCCGTATACCTGTACTTGCCAACGTTGCTGTTGGCTTGGAAAGTAGGAAAGGTTCTTAGCCTTTACTGTCTTCCAATCTATGACGTCCCCTGTGTCCGGCAGGAATGCGTCTACGTGTGCTTTCATACCGTTATATTCAACGGTACTTTCAAGTAGTATTGATTTGTTATCAGCGAGAGCCGACTCGATGGCAGAATGTATAGCCGTTCCCATAATGGCAGCGAGCTTTAGTTCTGCGTCGTTCGTCTCGGGCTGGTTATTGAGTCGATACCAAACCTTACGGCGGCACCCACCCAATTCTGATGGACCTATCTGTACCTGCGTACTGCGAGGTCGGTTATTCTCGCGCTCGTGTAAAGCTTTAACTAATAATTCTTTTATATCCATCTTGCCCACCTAGTAAATGTAATGTTGAAGAACAGAAAGTTCAACTGTAGAACTGATGCTTCGTGAATGTTTGTCTTGTATTCAAGTAGCTTGTAGTAATCAAAGCCAAGAGCGAAGTTACTCAGGTAGTGCCTGTTGATGTGGACACTGTATCTGCCAAAATCCCTTTGCATCAATACTCCTTGTGTTGGACAACCAACTGTATTGGAGGGCAGGTATTTACGTCAAGTACCGATGCAATCTCTACGGCACGTCGGGCGTGTTGCTCAGGTTGTCTACGAAGAGAAGAAGCAGAAAGCCCGTAGATATAGCCAAGACCGAAGCTACCACCCGACCCAAGACCGTAGGCCCCGTAATCAGATTGAATAAACGATAGGTCAACCGCGATATGAAAGAGGTTACCGTTGAAAGCGACGAGGTAATCAAACCCAGCGTCCTTGTCTTTAGTTGCTTCAAATGGGTCATAGTTATTCTCCTTAAACGCCGTGAGTATGGACGGCAGTACTTTCTTTCCCATCCATTGAATCGGGTTTGCGCCTTTGTAACTCGGCGGAGTCCAGTTATACGCAAGGATGTCACCAGGTCTAGAATCACCTGTGATTCCCAGCAGATACTTACCAACGGAGATTATCTTCGGTGTTGCGGTAGCAACAGTCCTCTGGTTATCTTCGGTTATCTGACTATCTGCGGCAAGGACACAGCGGTCCTCTAATTGAACCCCGATTAACGTTGTCATAATTAGAAAATTTTACACCCTTATACGGCGTGTCGCGCCAGCGACACTCCCATCGGAAACTATAATATCGTAGCGAAGCGAAGATAAAACAGACGGCCCCTTACGGGGCCGAGGCGGAAGCCGAGAGGCGACCGACCTACAGGAGGGAGCCGTGCCGAGCAATGTGGCTACGTCTACCAAGGCTGCGAAAGAATAGCCTACCACCAATACAAGCTGCTGACCTGCGAAGCATAGGTCCAACTCACGCCTGTTCCTGCGGATGTACAGTATTTAATACCTATGTCCAGTTTGAAGATTATGAAATCTGCTGGTATGCCCTAGATGTCCAGTGTGCCAACTGTGGCAATCTGCTGAAGGCACCCTGTCCTATAGATAAACCTGACCAAATTTAGCACTAAATTTAGAGACAAAAAAAGAACCCGCTATGAGGCATAAATTATCCGATATATCCTCGGAAACTATGACTGCATTGTGCGGGGTTTGCGGTACAGTAAAAATAAAACCTAGATATAAGTTAAACAAGTCTGGCTTGATGACGTATAGATGTAAAAATAAATATAAGAAAATGAAACAAAAGGCTCGCCTTCAAAAAGAACGTCCTTATGTTAAGTCTAAAAAAGACCGTTGTGAATCTTGTGGTTTTATAGCAGTGCATTCTAGTCAATTAGATGTTGACCATATAGACGGCAATAGGTCTAATAATAATGAGTCTAACCTGCAAACTCTATGTGCTAACTGCCACAGGCTTAAAACTTACCTTAATAAAGATTACTTGAAATAGAAAAAGAACCCCCAGGATTTCTCCCGGGGGCCTTGCCTCGCGCTACTGAACTATTACTTCTTGCGACCAAACTCTGGCGCAGATGGGTCTAGCCACTTAAGGACTGGACCGAGGAATCCTGCAAGTGCTGCAGTTCCTAGAACCTTCAGGTCAGTCTCTCCTGCTAGGTATAGTGCAATGGCAGCGGCTGCTGCTGCACGGAACCAAGTAAGAGATACTTGCTTTAGCTTCTCCATTAGATTGCCTTTCTTTCGATACTTACAGACCAGGTGTGTATCTTGCAACAGGTACAGACTGGTGCCTGTACTGGTTCTGCTGCCTTCTTACGTCGCTTAGGTTGTACCTTTGCGATTATCTGGTTTGTAAGGCTAGGTTGATTCATCCACCAGAACCAAGGGCTAGTGTCATTAGCCATATCAGGTTCAATAGAAATATGTAGATGCTTAGTGTGAGGATTGCTCCCACTGTAAGGACGATTGCCAGACTTATGCTTATCCCTAGACCAAATCTTCTTGTTAAAGATAAGATACTTAACCCTTGGGTCTTCTTTAAGTTTTTCAAATAGTTCCGCACAGTCCACCCCATTCTTCGGGTCGTGGGTTAAATCAACAGCAAGGCCGGTGTTGTGGTCGCTGTTGGGGTTCAACTTGAGATGTGCCGATGAAGGCAATAATCCGTCGGACGCTTTCTTGCGCTTGGGCCACAATGCTGTCGCTTGGCGTAGCACAGCAATAGCAGCAGGACTTGCTACTTTCGCTACCTTCGGTTTCATTCATCTCCTTATTGCTGCCTGTACAATGTCTGTCAATATGTCAACCTTTTGCTCTAAAGCGTTGACTTTATCCTTAAGCGATGACCCACCATTGGGCTTAAGCTCTACTAGGTAATGCTTTACAAGCCATCTTACGAGGCCTGCAAAGGCTGTTACAAGGGTGACTATGGCTACGGCTAGGCCGGCCCAATCAATAGGGGTCATTGTGGCTCCTATACGCTTCTAATAGTGACTATGAGTATTCCTCCAAACCCGGAGAATCTCTTGTCAGTAGGTGTACGGTTGATGAAATCCATCTCTTCTATCAGGCCTATATAGGACTCACCTGTTCTAAAGTCCTCTATACGGATGGAATCGCCTGCGTTTTCTACGGCTTCTAGTTGTTGCATACGGTCCCAAGCACGGCCCTCGTAGCCAACCATTACACCGAACTTATCCGACTCTCTATCAAAGCAGAGCAGCGGATATTGAATCAATCTCTGACGCGGT